TAAAATATGACAATAAGCAAATGAATTTCTTACTAAATCAAACTTTTGGTGTTGGAAATTGGGAAGAATTTTTTAAAGAAAAATAAAAAAAATAAAAGGATAACATGGCAGAAATAGATATACTTAGTTTTTTAAATACTAATCCTAATAAAGAAGAAGAAACAAGTACAGATGAAGTTAATATTTCTAATCTAACTACATCTGACACAGAGCAAATAATTGAAAACGAAGAATTAAATATTATACAAAAAGCTGGTGATGTTACTGCATCCGCTGCTACTAAATATGCTACTGGTTTAACTTATATAATTGATTTACCATTTATATTAGTAGATGCCTTAGATGCTGGCTCATCATATGTTTTTAATAAAGTAGCAAAAGCTGCTGGTTTTGATAGTACAGAAGTAAAAGAGATTGAGGGTTCTTACCTTGCCAATAAAGACGACAATAAATTTAGACCAGGACAAATTATAAGAGATAATTTATTAACTTACGAACCTAAAACTGACACTGGAAAAGTTGTTGGTAGTATGTCAGAATTTGCTGCTGGTGGAATATTTGCAAAAGGTACAAAAGCAAAAAAAACATTATCAACTACAGGAGCTGGTGCTGGTTTAGTTAAAGCTGGTGTTGAAATGGGTACTGGTAATGAAGCACTTGCATATGGACTTTCTGTACCTTTAAATATTGGTTTAGATTTATACGCATTAAGCAGAGGTAACGCATCAGTATTAGGTAAATACACTTTACCATCTGATGAAATTATTAGAAAAGCAAGAAAAATACAAGCAGATGCAAATAAATATGGTTTAAAACTTACAGCTGGTGAAGCAACTGGTAGTGCTGCTGTACAATCAGTAGAGGGTACAATGACTTCTCTTATGGTTGGTGATGCAGTTTTTGATAAGTTTTGGCAATCAAGACCAGCACAATTAAAAAATTATATTTTTAACTGGGGTAAAGCTAATGGTTTTATAACTTCAAAAGATACAACTACAATGTACAAGCAGTTAAAAAAAGCTGCTGTTGCCTTGCAAAACCAAAGAGGTGATGCTTGGAAATTAGCTGGTGGTACAAAGATTAAAAACTTTACTTTTGATTCACAAAGCCTAGACAATCTATCTATTACATTTATGAATCTTGCAAAAGAATCTTCACCAGAAATTGCTAAAATTTTAACAAAACAATCTAATAAAATAAAAGAATTAGCTAAAAGTAGTAAGAATGGTCAAGCTTTACATAATTTATATACAACTCTTAGAGATACTACTTTTGATGTTTCTGGTAAAACTACAACAATAGGATCTAAAGTTGATTTAGATGTTTATAAAAAAGCTACAGAAGCAGTTAAAGAAATTTTAAGTTCAAATAAAAATTGGTCTAAAGCTCAAGAAAAATATATTACATTTACAAAAAAATGGGCAGAGCCTTTAACTGATGGATCTGTAACTAAATTATTCAAAGATTTAAGTAGTGCAAAAACTGCGACTAAAACAGACACTGTTGCAACACTATATAAATATTTAAACTCAGATACTTTATCTGCAAAAGAATTAGAAAGATTAGCTGCATCTATAAACAAAAGTAAAGTTCCTAATTTATGGAATGATGTAGCATCAACATATTTTAGTAATATGTTTAACAAAGCAGCTATAGATGGCATGGAAAAGGGAAAAAGAATTGGCATGATATTTCATGACTCAATTATGAAAAATCCAAGACAAAAAGATAATTTTGTTGAAATATTATTTCAAGTAGCAAAGAATAATAATAAAAATGTAAATAGAGCAGATATAGTTAAATCTGTAAATTCTTTTGCAAATGTTTTAAAAGCTAGTTCTTATTATGCAAAAGTTGGATCACAAACTGCTGCAAGAACAGAGTTAATACAAGATTTAAAAAACAATCCTATATCACAATTTATTGGTGTTAAAGGTGGTTTGCCTGTTTTAAGTATGGTTGGTGAGTGGTTTCAAAAAAGAACATTTACTAAATCATCAGAAGAAATAGCAAGAGCCATGATTAGCGATAAAGGTATTGATGCTTTAGTAGAACTTGCTGCTAATTGGAAAGATAAAGCAAAAGCTGTTTCATTTGTAAGAGCTATAACAATTGGATCTTCACAATTAGAAGAAGAAATGAATAATTAAAATGGCTACTCAATCACAAAAAAATGCCAATGAGATTATTAAGCTACAAGGTGAGATTAAATTAATTCACAACAAGATAAGTACGATTAAAGACAATCACTTAGTTCACTTAGAGAAAAAGGTAGATAATGTTTATAGGTTTCTATGGGTGATAGCCACAATAAGTCTAAGTTCACTGTTAAACTTCCTAAGCAACATACTAAGCTAACAACAAATATTAAAGGCACAATTGGTGAGTACCAAGAGATAGCAAACCTAACTAAAAAAGGTTATTGGGTTGCAAAAGCTTGTGATCCACAGTGTCCATTTGATTTAGTTGCAGTAAGTCAAACAGGACAAGTTACTTTGCTTGACATAAAAACAAACACTTATCGTAAGCACAAAAAATCGTACCGCAGAAAAATTTGGCGTACACCTACTGCTAAGCAAAAGAAACTAGGTATTAAAATTGTAATGGTAGATCATGGTAACGAAATATGAAAAATTTAAAGCTATCTGAGAACACAGGAATCCAGCTCCCAGCAAAAAATTTAATCGCAATCGTAGCTGGTGCAATTTTAGCAACAGTAAGTTTCTTTGAGCTTGAAAATCGTATTGGTAGTTTGGAAACTAGCAGAGAATTATTTAACGCTGATCTCTTAAAAAAATCTGAGCAAAAACCAACTGACCAAGAACAATTTATGCTGTTGGAACATATCGCATCTCAAGTGGAAAGCATCCAAGAAGAAATGGAACTTATGAGAAATAATAATGTCAATATTAATTACGCTATGAAAGATATAGAAAAAATTAAAGAACAATTAGAAAATATCAAAGACAAAGTAAGAGCAAATGGGAGTCATTAATGGAACAGATGGTCATAGCATTACTTCTTATGGTAAATAATGAAATAGTTGAACACAGAATACAACCATCTTTAAGCATTTGTCTAAAACGAAAAAGAATTGCTCAAAGAACAGAAACTAGCAACAATATTCAACATCAATGTATTAAATCAAAAGCAGAGATAGAAGAAAATATAGATGGCTCATATTCCATTAAAAAACTTATTTTAGAGTAATGCGTAAATTAAATAAGAAACGTAACCCTGTTGCTAGGCAATTAAAACATTTTTCCAAAAAAATTATTAAGAGCAAAAAGTTATACGATAGAAAGAAATTACAAAATGATAGATAGAATTTTATACACATTTTTTGGTTGGCTAGATACATTTTCAGAACATTTAGACAGAGTATTTTTTCCAAAACCTAAGACAAAGAAAAGAAAAAAGAAATGCAAAGATTGTAAATGTGATTGCCATTGCAAAGACGACTTGCACATAAACAAATTTGACCAAGAGCTTTGTAACTGTGAGGGTTGTCAGTGTTAGGAGAACAATATGAAAATATTAGAAAAAATAATCTTAGCAATAGAGTGTTTTTGCAGAAAAGTTTATTCAAAGGTTTGGTATTATAGGATTGTATTCACAACAAATCTAACAAGGAAAACTAATGTACGAAGAAGTAAAAGAAGAAATTAAACTTTGTGAGGGTTATGTAAATAAGATTTACAAATGCTCAGAGGGTTTTGATACTATATTTTATGGTCATAAGATTACACCTGATGATGAATATGAACATGGTATTGAATATACCAAACAAGAGGGTGAGCTTGTATTTGAAAGAGATTTCCAAAGAACACTAGAAGCTGCCGAAAGACTTATTGGTGATAGACCAATTAATAATACAGCTAAAGAAGTTATTATTAACATGGTGTACCAAATAGGTGAGGGTGGTGTATCTAAATTTAAGAATATGTGGAAAGCACTAGACACTGAAGATTATGGTGAAGCTAGTTTCCAAATGCTTGACAGTTTATGGGCAAAACAAACTCCAGCTAGAGCTGGTAAGCTTGCTGGTAAAATGAGAGCAGCAAAGGAGGCATAATGTGGTTAAGTCTAGCATCTAAATTAGTTCCAGGCATGATTAAAACTGGAATGAGTATTGCAGCAAACAGAAGAAAAACAAAAGAATTAGAGTCTGTTGCTGAACTAAAGTTAGCTGAACGTATGGCTACTGGTGAAGTTGAATTTAAAAGAGCTGTTATTGAAAGTCATAAAGGGGATTGGAAAGACGAATTCTGTCTTATATTAATCAGCATCCCTCTCTTGCTTTTAGCCTGGTCAGTATTTAGTGATGATCCAGATATACAGCAAAAGATAGATATATTTTTTAATAAGTTTGCAAATCTACCAATGTTTTACCAAGCTCTAGTAGTTGGTGCATTTTCTACAATTCTAGGGATCAAGGGTGTTTCTACTTTTAAAAAGAAGTAATGTCAGACAACTTAGATTTAATTAACGAATATAAAGATCAAGTTCGTATCTTAAAGCAAGAAGTAGCTGAGCTACAGGATGCTGGCAAGTCTAAAGACTCTGCTAATAAAAGATGCTTACAAAAATTAGAACACTCACAACAAGACTTAGATCAAGCTAATAAAAAAATTAAAGAATTAGAAGATCAGGTCAAACAAATAAATATGAAAGATGATTGATGAACTATGTATTGCACCTTATAATGTGTTCTGCTGTAGCCAATACTTGT